GCCGAGAAGGTCGCAGCCAGCCGGCAGCCGCCCAAGCCGGTCCCAGTCCTGAAAGCGCAGACCCCCGGTCAGAAAGGTTACATCCGCAAGCTTACCCAGAACCACCACGACATTCTTTTCGCCGTCGGCCCGGCCGGCACCGGTAAGACCTACGCCGCTGTTCTCGATGCCATCATCAAGTTCCGCCGAGGCGATTGCACCAAGATCATCATCACGCGTCCCATGGTCGGTGCTGGTGGTGAAGAGCTTGGCACTCTGCCGGGCGGCGTGATGGAGAAGGTGGCACCATGGTGCATCCCGCTCCTCGACATCTTCAAGGAGTTCTATACCAAGTATGAGGTCGAGCAGATGCTGGACCGCGAGGAGATCGAAATCGCTCCCCTTGCCATCATGCGTGGCCGCACCTTGAAGAACGCGATCGTGATCGCCGACGAAGCCCAGAACTGCACGATCGAGCAGATGAAGATGCTGATGACGCGTATCGGCTCGGGCTCGCGGATGGTCATCACGGGCGACATCGAACAGCACGACCGACCGCACGGCCAGTCGGGTCTCGCCGACGTGATCCGCCGGATCGAGGAAAAGGAAGCACGGACGCGTTTCGAGGCGGCCATTCCCGGATCGATCGTTGCGAGTGATGAGGACGAAGAGACGCCCCGGCTGCGTCACAGCCGCATCGGCGTCGTGCGTCTTGGTCGCAAGGACATTGTGCGTCACGAGGTGATCGATGACGTTCTGAGCCTCTACGAGGAGTAAGAAAAAGGTGGGTGCGGCGGTTCTTGGGGGCGGCCGCACCCACAGACAAAGCCGGCCGGGGGTATGGCGGGCTTCGGACGATCGGAATCGGGTAACCGATCTCTTCGTCGGTATCTCAACAATTCCCCTACGTCAAGAACCTTTCCCACACATTAACAATGCCGCCGGCATCCACCTCAAGGAAATCCCATGTTTCACCCACCCATCTTCGTAACCGAGAGCCGCCCCGGCGGCGCGAACGCCAATCACAATCTGTTCCGGATCAAAATCTGGCGCAAGGCTGTCAGCGGAGCGGCCACCTTGCTGCAAGAAGTGGTGGAGTGGCAGTTCATCGTTCCGATCATGTTGATGATCCCCGTCTTGGTGGGAGGCGCTGGTTATCTGCTCATCGATTTCCCCTCGAACGTCGAGTTGGGTTTTTGGATGTTCTTGTCCGTTCTGCTGGGGATCGCCAGCCCGATCTACCTGACGCCGGTCACCCGTGAGATGGAGCTTCGGGGTAAGACCTGCGAAGCTGTCGCAGCGCATCGGGCCTATGGTGTCGATTTCGAAGAGCGCTTCAACATGGAAGCCGGCTCTCTCACTTACTACAAGCAGTTCAAGGGTTGGACCCTCGACCGGATCAAAGCCGGGATGCTCAAGAAGGTGCCCTACGCCCAACGCAAGTATGAGGCGAACGCCGCTTGGGTCCTCAAGTGGAAAGAGAAGCTGGAGAAATAATATGAGACCTCGTTGGCAAGTCACTCTCCTCTTGCTCACCCTTCCGATCTGGTTCCTTCCGGCGATGGTCTACGTTGGCTGGATGGAAGCAGGACGAGACATCATCACCAAGGATGTCCCGGTCGGTGTGCCGTGGATGCTCTTCGGTAAGAAGCCACGCGGATATTAAACCATGGAAACCTTCTTCATCCTTCTCGGGCAAGCTGTCGTCGGCTGGATCATCGCTGATCTGCTGGGCGGTTTTGTTCATTGGTATCTCGATAGGGTTGCCCGGCCGCGCTGGGATTGGCTGGAGAAGTCAGTCTGGGCCCCGAACCGGGTTCACCACGCTGACCCGCTGGCGTTCACCGCTCATGGTTTCTTCAACCGCAACTCGACGACCTTTGTGGCGGCCAGTGTAGCCGCCGGTTTGTGGCTCTTGGCGTTCGGACCGTCTGTTGTTCTCCTGTTTGCCTACGCCGGTGGGATGTTGCAGAACGAGGTCCACTACTGGACTCACAAGAAGTCCACCGGTTGGATCAAGGTCATTCAACAAACTGGTGTCATCCAGTCTATCCCAACACATGCCCGGCACCACAAACCACCCCAGAACCGGAACTACTGCATCCTGACTGAATGGTGCAACCCGGTGCTGGAGCGTCTGGATGTATGGAACCGGTTGGAGCGCCGCTTCGGAATCACCGACATTATTACTTGACAGTGGTGGAACATTCTGTTAGGTTTACATCAAATCAAATGTAGCATCACGCGCCTAGGCGACATCTCGTTGTAAGATCGAGACCACGGGGAGGCGAGTTGGAGGTAGTAAGTCCTTGGTCGGACCGAACCCCGAGACGGACCAATCTGCGATCGAAAAGGCGGACTGTCATTTACCGAAGTGCTTGATGTGGTAGGTGAGCCCGGTTCCAGTGGGGCCAGATGGGTAAGCCCCTTCTCACGCGTGGTAGGTCTTACAAGACCGCTCGAAGCGCGGGGATTGTTTCAGATACCGGCTTCGGCCGGCGGTTGGCCCCGTCATCGGCCTGTCTCCTCCCAGACTGGCCCCCTCGCTCCTCGGATCGAGAGGGTCCTTTTCCCGGAAGTTCTTCTCCTTGGCTGATAAAATCACAAAGCGGCAAGCCCGCACCTTCGCTCAGCGACAGGCGCTCTATGCTACGCGTCAGTCGAAGCAGCAGATGATGGAGAATGTCCCGCTCTTCGCGAACTGGGACTATGCCAACTGGCGCTTGATCTGGCTGGCGATCCGTCACGCCATGATCGGTGAAGTAGAGATCAAGAAGCACGGCACCGAATATCTACCCCAGCCGGAAGGCATGGACGAGAGCCAGTATTCGGCCTACCTCGATCGCGCTGTTTTCTACAACATGGTTTACCGCACCGTCACCGGCCTTACCGGTGCGATCTATCGGCGTGACCCGCGCCTGATGAAGGCTGGTCCCAAGGTCCGTGAGCTTTCGAAGCGCATCTCCAAGGACGGTCTGTCCCTCAAGCTGTTCGCCAAGGTCATCACTCAGGAAATGCTTTCGACCGGACGCTACGGCGTTCTGGTTGACAAGACTGATGACGCCAACAGCGTGACCGCCAAGCCTTACCTCGCCGGCTACACCTGCGAGAACATCTTGGACTGGACGACGACCGAGATCGAAGGACGCGACGAGTTCGACTACATTCTCCTGCGAGAGTTCAGCGTCGATCGCCGCTTCTTCGAAATGGTTGCCGATCAAGTGGTGCCGAATGCCACCTACGGGCAGTTGTTCACTGTCTACCGCGTCCTGCGTCTGGTCTACAACGACATGGATAATCGCTGGGAATACCGGCAGGAACTCTACGCCCGTGGTTCGGCCGATGCCGATCTTTCGGAAGAGCCGATCATCACGACCCCGATGGTATTCGGCGTCCCAATGAAGCGCATCCCGTTCCGCTTCTTCAATGCCACGACCAATCTCGGCGACATCGAAAAACCGCCGATCCTCGACATCCTCACCCTCAACCTCTCGCACTACAAGAGCTACGCTCAGCTTGAGCATGGCCGCTTCTACACTGCCAACCCGGTCTACTATGTGTCGGGCGGACAGGAAGACGACGAATACCACATCGGCCCCTCGGTCGTCTGGGAAATCGGAAACGGCGAGAAGGCTGGTATCATCGAGTTCAACGGCTCTGGTATGAAGAGCCTTGAGAATGCCTTGCAGCAGAAGGAGACGCAAGTCGCTTCGCTGGGTGGGCGTTTGCTGGGAGACTCATCGACCGCCGGCCAGTCGGACAATCAGGTCAAGCTCAAGGATCGCAACGAAGCATCCTTGCTCCTCAACGTCACCACGGTCCTCAACGAGAACTTCACTGAGCTTCTGATCATCCTCGGTAACTGGATGAACGAGCGCTCAGAAGGTCTGGAGTTCCGCGTCAACCAAGACTTCCTGCTCGATCAGGCCGCCGCCCGTGAGTTCCGCGCCATCACGATGATGTATCAGGCCGGGCTCATCGGCATCGAGATCATCTATGAATACTTCCTCAAGGCGGATGTTATCCCGGAGTATGTGACTCTGGAAACCTTCACCAAGATGCTGGAAGATCAGGCCCAGTTCCCGAACAACCCGGACTTCGCCAGCCGCAAGGAAGGGTTCCCGGATGCCCGGACCCAGCGCGCCGACGAACTGGCTCGCGATCTCGACGACAACGAAACCGGCCGCCTCGACAGCGAACTGGAATCGGACGAAGCGATTGCCGAACAGGCCCGCAAGTCCGCCGAGAAGGTTGCCAAGGAACAGCCGAAGATCGCTCCTGTCCCAGCGACCGCAAAGCAAGCAATGCAAAAAGACGCCCCGGCACCAGCGCCAAAGCCGGCACCAAAGGCGTAACCTATGAGTAACCCGGACTACGACATCCACTTGGATCGCGGCCAGTTCAATTCTTTGTTCGATGATGATGGAGAGTCCGGGTTCCCATACGGGGAAGATTTGGATGATATTGAACGTGCCATAGCCGAAGAACTAGGCCCTCCAAAACCTAGGAAGAAACGGAAGAAGGCAAAAAAGTAACTTTTTTATTCCATCACCGCCATTTTAGCTTGACAGTGCATGGAAAATCTCGTATCCTTGTCGGCATATTGGAATTGAAAGCGTTTACCGGGGTCCGGATCAACCGCTTCTTCCACTTTCCCACAAACATGGCTCCGGGGGAGCCTCTACCCAATCCCCAAGGTTCGGAACAAGAAGTAACGCGTCGGTGCGCCGGCAGTCAGCCTTCTTGTTCTGGAAATCCTCTGGAGGGTCCGGAGGTCGCGATGTGAGACGCGTTCATCTCCAGAACCCTCGGTGAGGATTTCCAATGCCCATTATCAATTTCAACACCCTCGAAGAAGTTCCGGCGGAACTCCGCGAGTATGCCAAGGCTGACGAAGAGTCCGGCAAGTTCGCCGTCAATGTCGTCCCCAACCAGAAGCTCGTCGAGTTTCGTGAAAAGAATATCGACCTGAGCAAGCGGCTCGAAGCGGTCACTCCGACCCTCGCCCGTGTTCAGGAAATCGCCGGCGAAGACCTCGATGCCTTCGTCAATGACCTCAACGGTCTCCGCGACATCGCCCAGCGGGTGAAGGACGGGGAACTCAAGACCGACGACCAGATCGAATCTGCGGTTCAGGACCGCATCAAGGTTCTCCGGGATGGCTACGACGAAAACTCGAAGGCGCTCCGCAAGGAACTGACCGAATACCAGCAGAAGGCCCAGACGCTCACCGAGCGACTGAACCGCACTGTTATCGACAAGGAAGTCACAGCGGCCGTCATCGTGCCGGAAAGTGGTGTCCAGCCTCAGGCCCTGCCGGACATTCTCCAGCGTGCCTACGGTCTCTTCAAGATCGAGGACGGACAACTGGTTCCGAAGCGCGGCGAAAGCGTGATTTACGGCAGCGACGGCGCAAGCCCGATGAGCGTTTCCGAATGGCTCATCAAGCTCCGCGACGAAGCGCCCCACTACTTCAAGGGCAATACCGGCGGCGGCGCTGCTGGTGGCAAGGAAGAGAAGATTGGCGGCATGACCGCTGCTCAGATCGCCCAGCTTTCGCCCATGCAACGCCTTGAACTGGCGAACAAGACCAACGGCAACAAGGGTCGTTAAGGTTAACGGCTTCGGTCGGTCGTCAGTTCCACGAGATCACCCCGGCTTTGGTAGCCTGTCGGGGTTAGTCAATCAACCCCTCAGGCTACCGACGACCAACCACCACTCTCTAGGAGTTTTTCAATATGCTCACTCTGCACGAGGCATCCAAGCTCGTCGATGGTGATCTCAAGCGTCAGGCGATCATCGAGATGTTCGCTGGCTCGACCGATCTCATGGCCGCTCTGCCCCTCATGGATATTCCGGGTAACTCGTATAGCTACGCTCAGGAAGCGAAGCTGCCGAGCGTCGGGTTCCGTGGTTACAACCAAGGCTATGACGCGTCGATCGGCGTGATCAACCCGCAGTCCGAAACCCTCCGCATCGCCGGTGGTGAACTGGATGTCGATACCGCGCTCGTCAAGACGCACGGCATCGGTGTTCGCACCCGTCAGGAAGCGATGCAGGTCAAGGCAATGGGTGCCAAGATCACCGCAGCCTTCATCAACGGCGACTCCAGCGATGGCGTTTCGTTCGATGGTCTGCGTGCCCGCGTCAATGGTTACCAGCTTCTGGCAGCCGACGAAGACAGCCCGGCCGCAAACGGCCCGCTGAGCCTCGCAACGCTCGACGAAGCGATCGACCGTGTGGACAATCCGACCCACATCATCATGTCCAAGCGTATGCGCAACCTGCTCTCGCAGGCCGCAAAGGACAAGGATGTCGGCGGTGACCTCCAGTGGTCGAAGGACGACTTCGGCCGTCGCGTTGGCTTCTACAACGACCTGCCGATCCTCATCACTGAGGACGACGACAAGGGCGAGAAGATCATCGACTTCAACGAAGCCGGCCCGGCCGGTGGTGCAGTCAGCCAGTCCGTCTATGTCGTGAGCATGGGCGACGGCAAGATCGTCGGCCTCCAGAACGGCATCATGGATGTCCGCGATCTGGGCGAGATCGACGCAATGCCGGTTTACCGCACCCGCGTCGAGTGGCTGATTGCCATGGCCGTCATGCACGGCAAGGCAGTGGCCCGCATCTGGGGCATCACCAACGCGGCGATCGTTCGCTAAGTTGGTAGGTGGGGGAGGTCTTCGGACTTCCCCACTGACCCTCCTCCACCAAACCTACCTCAGGAGTCATTCAAATGGCAAAGCTCAAGTCCAACTTCAAGTATATGCTGGATGCTGCACCGTCGATCACTTTCCGTGACGCTGCCGCTGCCCCGCTGACCGCAGACGGCAACACTGCTGCAATCGTTCTCGACACCCTCGACGGTTACTGGAACGACAACAACGAACTCGCCGACAGCACCTTCGCGATCGTCGTGAACGTCAACGCTCTCGCCACCGCCGGTGCCGATGAAGAGTATGTTCTCAACCTCGTGGCAGGCCCGGTTGGCTTCGCAACCTCGACTGTGGTCGGGACCATCACGGTCCTCGAAACCGGCCAGCACGTCTTCCTCGTTGACATCGATACTGTCCGCAAGTCGGTTCCCGACGCTGCTGCTCTGCGTATCGCCGTTGACGTGACCGGCGTTGCACCGTCGATCGACTTCGTTGCCTTCATCGGCGGCGCGATCATCCGCTAAGTCTTAGAGGGCCGGGTAACACCGGCCCTTTTCGGCCCGACCCAGACTTAGGAGTAACCCATGCAGAACCCGAACACCGTGACGGTCTACAGCCCTGAGGGCGAACCGTTCGAAATGAGCCGTGTGAACGCACGCGACCTTTGCAGCCACCGTGGCTGGTCGATGTCGCCGCTGACTGTTCCGCCGGTCAAGGCTGAAAAGCCCGCTGAGATCAAGACCGAAACACCGGTCGAAACCAAGGAAGAAACCCATGCCGAAGCTGACAGCGAAGGAAGCGGGCAAGCTGATGCCACCGGTGAAACCGAAGATGGCGAAGGCGAAGGGACAGAAGGCAGCACCAGCGGCGAAACGCCGGGATCGGAACAAGAAGATGTATTGACCGATCCGGTCATCTTCACAACCGAAGAGCAGTTCGCTGGAATGACCGATCGTGAAGATGTGGTGGTCTATCTGGCAGGCGCTTTCCCTGACTTCAAGCCCCACCACAAGGCAGGTCGCGACGGCCTCGTTGCCAAGGCAATCGAACTCGCAACGGGCGAATAATCAACAATCAATACCGCTAAGGCGGCTCCGGGCTTGGCAGGCAATTAGCTTGCCAAGCCCTTTCCTTTTCAAGGACTTTCTCATGGGAAAGCACCTAAAACCAGAACCCAACACAGTCCGTGGTATCTGTATCGAATGTGGTGAAAAACCTCAAAGAAGCGCTGGTAAAAGAGCAGATGGAAAAACTAAATTTTCATCCTTATGCGGAAAATGCACTCACCAAAGAAATCCACAAAAGAAGCCAAGCAAGCGCCCAGAAAGATACTGGGAAAATTGGAAAAGAAGTAGTTACAGAAGCCACAAAAAGGACAAGTGCGAGGAATGTGGTTTTATACCACAAGACCCCTGTCAACTCGATGTGGATCATATTGATGGAGATCATAACAACCATGATCCCAAAAACCTACAAACCTTGTGCGCAAATTGTCATCGATTGAAAACCAAGATGAATGGCGACGGGGTTTACCGGAATAAACAAGCAGGAGCAACCCATGGCACTCGTAGTTGAAGATGGCACCGGTGTGGTCACCGCGAATGCCTATGCATCGGTCGAAGAGGTCGATGAAATTCTGGGTGTCAACATCCACTCACAGTGGAGCCTTATCGTTGATGTGGAGACCAAGGAAAAGCTGATCCAATGGGCCAGCCGCATCCTTGATGAACGCGTCAAGTGGTTCGGTAAAAAGACCCACCCCACCAGCGGCCGGGCATGGCCTCGCGTCATGGTCAAAGATCGCGAAGGCCTCTTGATCGAAGACAACGTTGTGCCGTTGGCTGTCAAGGTTGCTACGGCTGAGCTTGCCGACCATCTTCTGGCCGGTGACCCTGAGACCGCAAACACCGGATCGAACATCACGGCGCTACAAGTCGATGTGGTTATGATCAAGTTCGACGCCCGCCTCGATGCCGAACGCTTCCCGCCCAACCTTTCGAAAATCCTTTACGGACTCGGCTTTATGTCGTTCGGCCGTGGTGGGCCCAAGAAGATCATCAAGCACTAAGTCATGGCACTCAACGACATCATCAAGCAGCAGGTGACCAATGCGTTCACCAACATCCTAGCACCGGGTGGTCTCACAGAGTCCATCACGATGAAGTATTTCGTCGCCGACGGTGTATTCGATGTTGAGGAAGATACGGCAGTGCCGCAGTTCAACGACGTTCCGGATGTCATTGCTCTGGTCGCCAAGCCGACATTTGACGACATGAAGAACCACAAGGTGGTCATGGCTGATGTCAAGCTGGTGATCGCCGGTCCACTACTTCCAGCAGAGCCGCAAGCTGACACCGATAAGGTGATCCGGGCAAACGGCGAGGAATGGGATGTCCGCAAGGTCGTCGGCGTTCCGGGCGGATCGGTGTGGCTGGTTTTCATCTATCGGACCTAATATGGCCGGCGCACGTCTCGAAGGCCGGCAGCAGGCCCATGCAGCAGCAATGGCATCGATCGAAGCGCTGGAACGGAAGTTCGCTCAGAACATCCAGAATCTGGTGGAAGAAATCGACCATCACATCAAGGCGCTGACCCCGGTCAACACCGGTCAAGCAGTTCGCAATTATATCTGGTCGATCAACAACCCAAACCCGGTTGTTTATCAAGCGATCAATAATGGCGATCCCGGCCGCACCAACCAGATGGCCTTGGGGACCGAACCCCGGCGTGGTGTGAACGAAGCAGCGGCCGCCGAAAGCATGAACACCCTTGGGTTGATGAGCAATCCGTTCGGGGTGATCTACCTGACCAACAATTCTCCGGACATCGTGGGACTTGAAATGGGTATCCTACCGGGCCCGCCTTTCAAATCACGTTCGCCTCGCGGAATGTTCGGCGTCACCGAAGCCTACTTCAACGCGCTGATCAAAGCACAAGGAATACTCAGGTGAGTAAAGAAGCAGAGCGGGTCTATCTGACCAACAAGATGAAGGCTCGGGCCGACGAACTGGGATTCCCGATCTCTTATCCCAATCACCAGTTCAACATCCCAGTCAATGACATCTATGGTGAGTTTCACATCATGTCAGGGCCAAAGCCCATCATCGTCGGGGGTGAAGGTAAGGGACGTATCAGAGTCCGCTACGTCGGTATGGTGCAGCTTACGGTTTACATCCCCAAGGACAAGGGGACTAAGAAGGCCGCCCTTGCTCAGGATGTGTTCAAGGAAATCTTCCAGTTCAAACTCGGGCGTGACGCTGAGCAATCCAGCTACAAGTTCGGTGTCCTCCAAGACTACAACCCGGAAACCAAAGTGGGTTGGGAATGCTATGTGGTTCGGGTGAGTTTCCAGCGGGATTCAATTGAGACTGTCCAGATCAGCGAATAATTTTAGGCAACACCGACATTATGGCTGCGTGAACGACATTCTCGCTTGACACGTTAACCATTTTCGTTTACCATTGGCGTCTTAATTCCGCCCCTTTGGATGGGGCTGCGTTTAGACGCATCACTCCACCATAACTGAGAAGGGCAATTCCAAAATGGCAAACAAGCTGCTCGCCGATAGCAACCGCGCTTCGCTCCGCGAGATCATCGAATCCAACAACGCGTGGGGCGAGACCCCGGCAGCAGGTGTTACCCGCGCCCGTCGTTTCCGCACGTCCTCGATCACGGCCTCGAAGGAGACCGTTGAGTCGGAGGAAATCCGGGACGACCGCATGATCTCCTCGGTCATCGAAACCGCTGCAATGTCGGGCGGCGAGATCGCTTGGGAATTTGCAGCCGGCACGACCGACCTCGACTTCCAACGCACCCTCATGGGTGCGTGGTCGCGTCCGATGGACTGGGACGTGTTCCGTGGTAAGACTGTCTCGATCACAGCCAACAACACCGTCCGCATCAGCGGCGCTGATGTGGCAGCCTACTTCACTGTCGGCCGTCGTATCAAGACCAGCGGTTTCGTGAACCCGTCGAACAACGACTATCTCCAGATCAGCAGCGTCGCGTTCGCGGGTGGAAACACCGACATCGTGGTCACTGGCACTTCGCTGGTGGTTGAAGCCGGTTCTCCGAACACAACTGTCGCCGACGCAAACGATGTCATCATCCTGCGTGCGACCACCCTTCGTTTCGGTAACTCGCCGAACACCATCGACGGTGAAGGCGCTAACCCGTTTGCTGCTGCGATCGCTGCTGGTCAGTTGAAGACCGGTCAGCGCATCTTCGTCGAAGGCATCGGCTACGAGACCGGAACCATCACGGCCAACACTGTTGTCGCCGGTGATACTGTCACGCTGTCTGACGGCGTTGATACCGTTACTCTGGAAGCCGACCTCGATTTCGACATCGGCGCGGACGACACCGAAACCGCAACCAATCTGGCGGCTGCAATCAACGCGCTGCGCCCGACCGGAACCGTTGCTCTCTCGGCCACTTCGGCACTGGGCGTCGTTACGGTTCGCAACCTCCTCAAGGTCGGCGGCGTCCTGACCGAAGACGCGGCAACCCTCGCGGTTGTTGACTTCACTGGTGGCTCGGCAACGGACGGCGGCTTCTACACCATCGTTTCGCTGACCGATGACACCCTCGTTCTGGATCGCGCTGTCCCGGCAATCGCTGCTGGTGGCCCGATCACGATCAAGGGCTCGATGCTCCGCAATCCGGGCAACAGCGCCGACATTACGCCGCAATCGGCATCGATCGAAACCGGCTTCCAAGACGTGAGCCAGTTCTTCACCGTGGACGGCCTGCGTTGCGGTGGTATCGAAATGGAAGTCGCTGCCGGCTCGATCGTCACCGGTCAGTCCACTCTCATGGGCCGCGCTACCAAGCGCGCCTCGACCGAGAAGCTGACTGGCGCTGCTTATACCGCGCTCGAAGCCCCGGCAACCGAAGTCGTTTCGGCGACTGCGAACGTCGGCGCTCTGACCGTGAACGGTGTCGAACAGGCAACCGCGATCAACTCGATCCAGTTCTCGATCGAAGGCAACCTGCGCAACCAGCAGGCCATCGGCTCGAAGTTCCCGGTCGGCATCGCTGCTGGCCGTCTGAACCTCACTGGCACGATCGAAGCCTACTTCGCCGACGGTGAAATGTATGATCGCTTCATCAACCACGAGACGGTCAGCCTCACCTTCCCGATCATCGATCAGGACAAGAACACCTACTACTTCACCATCCCAGCATTCAAGGTCACCAGCGATCCGATCGCACCGGGCGGCCTCGATCAGGATGTCATGGAGTCGCTGGAGTTCAGCGCCTTCCGCGACGCGACCACGGCCTGCATGGTGCAGATCGATCGCTTCTCGTCCACCGCTCCGATTACTGCACTGTAATCGTGAGCCCCGGTGGGTTCCCCCGACCCACCGGCGCGATTTGAGGTAAGGACTTCGGTCCTTGTCCTCCGCCACCCCGGTTAGCCGGTAATAGTCCCCGCATACAGTCTAGGCTCTGTGCGGACGACGGGTGGAGTATCCAGTTCCCCGACACCGATTTCGCTGGCGAAACGGGGTGCAGCCTTGTCGGGAGGCTGCATCCCACCCTCCCGACAACCGACAAGGATTACCCCGATGAACCTCTACGAAGCATTTGAAAGCAACCTCGACGACACCGCCAAGGAGTTCCCGCTCTCGGACACGGCGTCGATCACACTGATGCCGATCGCTGGCGACAAATCGCGCCGGGCCTTCGAGCGCATGATGGAACCCTACAGTGTCCGCCTGAACGCCGGCGGCAAGCTCACCGACGAAGAGAACAAGGCGCTGAACGTTCGGTTCTACGCTGAGAACATCGTCAAGGGCTGGAAGGGCATCAAGGATCGCGAAGGCAAGGAAATCAAGTTCAGCCCGGAAGCTGCTACGGCTCTCTTCTCCGATGAGAAGCTGGCGGGCTTCTTCGCTCTGATCATCCGTATGGCATCGAACGACGCCTCGTTCGAAGCCAAGAAGGCCGAAGCAGACGAGGGAAACTGATAGCCTACCTCAACTGGACGCAGCGTCCGACTGCTAAAAAGTCGGACTGGCTGCGCCAGATTGAGGCTGAGAAAGGCATCAAGATCAAAACCCTTGAGGACGAACCCGTTCTCTCTCCACATCTCTATTGGATTTGGAAAGCCTTCACCGATCTCAACAGCCGGCGACCGGTTGCAGGGATGGGAGGTTTTCTACCATTCTCCTACACCGAGATCGAAGCCTACTGCCGGCTCAAAGGCATTTACTCCCTCGGTGAACGTGAGCGCTTGCTGCGTCTCCTCGAAATCCTCGATCATGAATGGATCAAGGCTTACGTCGAGCGTGAAGAAAAGAAGAACAATTCTTCGAAAGGCACACCCCCACCACCATCCCACTCGCCCCCTCGCGGCGGTGGACGAAAAGCACCCCCTCGAAAACAGGTAGCGTAGCCAATGGATACCCATGGCATGAAGTTTGTCGTTGACACGACTGGAGTCGCGAAGGGTTTTCGCGACTACAAGTCGGCTGTCGATGGCATCTTCGCTTCCCTGACCAAGTTCGAAGCCCACGTCGATAAGACGATGAAGGGGGTTGCTAAGGCTTCGGCTAACCCACAAGCACTCAACGCATTCAAGAAGGCCGTCAGCGCCTTTGCGAAGGTAGACATCGACACGTCGGCAGCCCGCAAGCTGTCGGCGCTGTCGGCTGCCATGCAGGGCTTTAAGGCCCCCTCCAGCGCCCAGACAGCAAACACCAAGCGCTTCTTCAATGTTCTGGGTAACTCGCTCCCAGACCTGACTAACGCATACCGTTCGATCAAGATGCTGAACGACTTGAAGACCGCGCTGGCGGGCTTCAAGGCACCACCGGCTGGGGCTTCCAAAAATCTCACGGCGTTCGCCAATGCAATGCGGACCGCCGCGCCGGCTTTCAATAGCCTCAAGAGCGTGTCTGGCACAGCGCGGGTCGCTAATGAACTGGCGCTGCTCGGCGCTGCATTCCAAAATCTCCGAGTCCCTACCGCTGGTCAGGTTACCAACCTTGGTAATTTTGCCCTTGCAATGCGCTCCTTAAACTTCTCCAACCTTCAAGGTTCGGGGAACTTTTATGCTGCGCTGGCCGCGATCGGAAACTTCCGGGCCCCAACAGCAGCACAGATTCGTAACCTCCAGTCGTTCGTAACGGCTGTTGCCAACATGCGTGTTCCCCAGAACGCGGATGCGGTCGCAGCCGCACTGGCTCGGATCGCAGGGGCGGTCGGTCGGGCAAGTGACGCGATGCGAGGTCTTCGCGGCAATGTAGGCAGCCTCGGTAACAGCCTCGGTAACTTGGGAGGACAGGCACGCGGCGCTTCGATCCAGATGATGGGTCTCCAGAACGCTTTCTCTGGCACGTTCCAAGTGGGCTCTGTTTTGCGTTCGCTTCTGGGATCGCTGACCATTGCTGAGCTTGGTCGCAACTTCTTTGAAGCGACCAACGCAGCTATCCAATTCAAGGCACAGATGGGCGTCCTGAACAAGGACCTTCAATTCGCCGACGCTCAGATGACCTATGTCCGAAACACAGCCAATGCTTTCGGAACGGACATGCTTGCGGCGGCCACCGGCTTCGCCAAGGTCAGCATCGCGGCTGATAAATCCAACATGACCGTCATGCAGACGCGTCACATCTTCGAAGGTCTGTCCACCGCCATGACGGTTCTGGGCACGACCACTGCTGGGCAGGGCGATGTGTGGTTGGCTCTGCAACAGGTCATGAACAAGGGCTATCTGTCGGCCGAAGAACTCAACCAGCAGCTTAACGAAAAGCTGCCGGGTGCGATGGCTTATGCTACCGAGTATGCCAACAGCCTCGGACTGTCTCTGGAAAAGGGTTTGAAGACCAAGGCGCTGGATGCCGCTGGTGTGCTTGCCCATATTGCACAGCGGATGAAGGAAGACTTCGGTCCTTCTGTGGCTGCTGCTTTGATGCGCCCGGCCGCACAGATGAATATCCTGCGTAACAACATCGATCAGTTGTTCATCGCCATCGGCGAGAACGGCGGTAACGACGCGTTCGCAAACCTGCTCGCGAAGATCAACGAGCGGATGAAGCCCGAAGACATCGAACGCTATGCAGTAGCGATCGGTGAGGGCCTGAAAAACGCGGTCGATAGTCTGTCGGCGGCCTTCGATTGGTTGTATCAGAACTGGGATTCGATCAAGGGCCCGCTTTCGGCAACCCTGGAACTCCTCGGTAAGTGGATGATTGTATCCAGCGCCCTCCAGATTGGCCGCTTTATCGTTCAGCCGCTGATGGCTATCGGACCGGCATTAGGTGGTTTACGGACCGCTGGGGCCCTTCTGGGTGTGACCTTCGCAACAAGCGCCCGTGCTGCTGTCGGTGCCATGGCGGGCCTGACAGGCAGCGCTAGAGCCGCTGCTGTGTCGATGCTCCAGTTCCGTGCATCTCTGGCTGCTACGATCGTAGCTATGCGCGGTGCTACTGTGAGCGTCGCCGGTCTGCGTGCGGCTATGCTGGCATTGGCGACCACCGGTATCGCCGGGGCTGTCGCCGGCCTGCGTGGGCTGGTTGCCTTGCTTGGTGGTCCGCTCCTGCTTACACTGGCGGCTGTTGGTTACAGCATCTACCGGGTGGTGGATGCTTGGGACTCGCACAAAAGAACGCTCGAAGAGGCGAACGTCACGATCGACAAGAACAGAAAGTTGATCGATGAAACACGCACTTCTTTAGCATTCGGCAGCACGGCAACCGACACCGCGACGGGTGCGACCAACCTCTATGGTATCTCGATGGACACTGCACGCGGGTTCATGGAGCGATTCCGCCAGAAGGCCGATGAAGCAACCAACGGGTTGTTCTCGATGGCATTACAGGCGCGTCAAACCCGCGTCGAGATGTTGAAGTTGGCGCAAGCCGACATCACCAAGAAGCTGTCCAGCCTGCAAACCAACTCCGTCCGGGAGCTTGGTCAGTTGGCTGATCAACAGTTCGCGAAGGGTAACTATTTCACCGGTGCTGGAGCCAAGCTTTACCAAGGTATGCAGGGTCTCCGCAACATCGGTGACCGTGCGCGTGAAAAGGATGTCAACGAAGGGATTGACCGACTCAAAGCACAGCGGGACGAACTGGCTGCGCTGCAAAAAGAGGTAGAATCGGAATCTCTCGACACCGGTATGGACAGACTCCGAGCCCAAGGGTTCGGTGGTAAGCCGCCGCGTGCGTCCACGCCGACCGAAGCTGGTAGCGGTGGTGGTTCTTCGGGCGTCAACAAGGCAGCCCGCGAAGCTGAGCGTCTGGCTAACTCGGTAGACCAGATCATGGGAACCTTGATGGAGAACGACCCGATCGGGAAGCTCTATCAGGACTTTGTTGAAACTCTCGGTGATCAGGCTAGAGTCCTGCTCAACGATAAGGGTTACGAACAGTTCGTTGCCAACGTCAAGGCGCAGAACAAGGACGGTGTGGTTTCGGTCGAGTCACTGATTTCGGTGATGAAGGCCAGTGGAACCACCTCGGCCGGTGCTTTGAAGCTGATCGAAGACAAGTATGGTAAGACCAGCGACCAAATCGTAAACCTGCTCAAAGAACAGCAGGCGGCGTTGGAAGAAGCTTACACCGACGCGGCTATCAAGGAATTGGATAAGTCCTTCCGTTCGCTGTCGCGTGGTATTTCCATGGTTGGGGATAGCATCCCCGCTGTGGCTGAATTGGGTGCTAACCTTCAAACTATTGAAGGTCTGGCTCGCTTTGTCATGCCTGCCAATGAGGGCTTTGTTAAGTTCCTCAGCGACGTTCGTTCAGGTGCGCTTTCAGCAGCGGAAGCGATGGATAAGCTGGAAGCCATCATGGCTGATCCAAACCAGCGTTCGGCAACCGCAAGCCAGTTTTTCGCTACTTCCAACACCAACCCGGCCGAAGTTGCGAAAGCAAATCGTGATCGCGTCGCGGCGAATGCAAACGCACGCGCCGAAGCTGAGTTGGATATGCAGTTCGGTGAACGACTGCTCCAGCAGCGCAACAACGAAATCAAGCTCCTCCAGATGTCTTCGCAGGAGGCGGAAGCCTACACGACGGTAATGGAAGAAGTTAACCGGATGCGCGCTAAGAGCGGCCCGGTTTCTCAGGAGGTTATCAACAACCTCCTTGAGGAAGTTCGTGCGCAGCAGGCACTCGCTAACCAGATGCAGCGGAACAAGGAGTTCTTCGAGAACAACGGGGTTCGCAGCTACATCAACGACATCAAGAGCGTTGGTGAGTCGATCAACGAGTTGGACAAGAACGTCCTCCAGTCGTTGGAAGATCAGTTGTTCAGCCTCGGCACGACTGGGAAGTTCAGCTTCCAAGCTATCTTTGACACGCTCCAACAGGGCCTGATTCGTTTCGCTTCCCAGAACATCCTCAAGGAAGGGCTGGGCAAGCTGTTCGGCGGGGATCAATTGGAGGGCGGAACCCCGAGCCTTCTGGGCGGCCTCTTCAAGGCGATGGGCTTTGAACACGAAGCTGGCACTACCGACCCACTCGGAACTGCAAGACGCCCGATGCACGTCATCATCGATGGTGGCACCGGTAACTTGATCAGAAAAACCGGTGAAGTCATCATGGAAACTGGTGGCACCCCTGAGGAAGCTGTTGGCAACGCTGTGAACAGCTTGATCAGCGGAACCAATCAGGTCGGACAGATCATCCGTGACCAGTGGGGTAACGAAGTCAAGGGCATTGGTGGTATCCTCGGCCAGATCGCCGGGAGCTTGATGGGCGGAGGTGCTGGTGGTGGCGCTGGTGGCATCCTTGGAAGTCTGCTCAACATCGGCATGTCGGCACTTGGCGGCGGCGCGGGTCCTCTTGCTTCTCTGGCAGGTAGCGCGGCTCAGACGATCGCAGCAAATCCGGGCATCTTCAAGGAAGGTGGTTTTCCGGGATCGCCGGTGGCGCGGGCTTCGGTCCACCCGTCGGCATTCACCAACGCCCCGCATTATGCGGAAGGCACGCCGAACACCAGCGGCGGTCACCCGGCTATTCTGCACGACAATGAAGCGGTGATCCCTCTCAGCCGTGGCCGCAAGGTTGCTGTTGAGATGAACGGGGGAAGCCGTGGGCAGACGATCAACAACAACTTCATGATCAACAGCCCAGATGCGAACTCGTTCCGTAAGAGCGAAACTCAGATCGCGACCAAGATGCACATGCAAGCCGGCCGCGCCTACCGCCGCAACCACGGCTAATTTTCCCTTGACAGTCACCGCTATTTTGAATAGACGGTGACTGTCAGAAGGACCCTCTATGGAAATTGCAAACTTTCACGATGTCCGATTCCCGGAGGACATCAGCTACGGCTCGTCCGGCGGACCGGGATTCAATACCAGCGTCATCGATCTGGCATCCGGACACGAACAACGGAACATCAACTGGTCCTTGGCCCGCGCCAAGTATGACGCCTCTTACGGCGTCAAGACCCGCGAGCAGATGG